TGGCAGACTATGGAGATGATTCATAGTAGGTCTTATACACATGTGATCAAGAATGTATATCCAGATCCATCTGAGGTCTTTGATACTATACTAGAGGATGAAAAGATACTATCTCGTGCTGAGTCAGTCACTAAAGCATACGATGACTTCATTAATATAGCAAATGAGTATGGTCAGAGTAATGCTTGGAGGGATGACATGAGAGATCATCCTAATTCTGAATGGACAAGAAAAGATTTAAAAAGACACCTCTATAGGGCAGTTGCTAATGTATACATTTTGGAAGGTATTAGATTTTATGTCTCTTTCGCTTGTAGTTTTGCTTTTGGTGAGCTTAAGTTACTTGAAGGTTCTGCTAAGATCATATCATTGATAGCAAGAGATGAGTCACAGCACATGGCTGTAACTAATAACATCCTAAACAAATGGAAGGAAGGTGATGACCCAGAGATGGTACATATTGCTAAGGAAGAGGAGGAGAATGTGTATCAAATGTTTAAGGATTGTGTAGAGGAGGAGAAAGACTGGGCTCAGTATTTGTTTAAAGATGGTAGCATAATTGGACTTAATGATGTATTATTACAGAAGTATGTTGAATGGACTGCTAACCGTAGACTAAAATCTATGGGACTGAAACCCATATACGACACACCGCTAGCCAATAACCCATTACCTTGGACTGCACACTGGTTAACCTCTAAAGGGTTGCAAGTAGCACCACAGGAGACAGAAGTAGAGTCCTATATGATAGGTAGTATAAAGCAAGACGTTAAGAAGGATACTTTCGCTGGTTTTAAACTGTGATATAATGAAAAACAAATCTTATGATGACTCCAACTGGAGAGAAGAATACAAAAACTATACTTCTAGCAAGTATGAGTTAGATCTGCTTGAGAATGGACCACACAGTCTTTCTCAGTCATGGATGATGGGTGCAATGCATAACAAGTGGAAGAAGATGAAAGGATATAAAGACCCTGAACCACCAGATTGTTCTTCAAGTTACCTAGAATTTATACAAAAAAACAAAGACCAAGGCATCTAAATTATGACGATCAAATTGAGAAAAGAGAGGGTAGAAAACCTCGATAATTATGATGAAAAATACGATCTAATATACATCGATCCTCCCTTCGGTCTTGACAGGGAGTTCTTTATGTTTGAACAGGACAAGAAGGTCTCCTTTGATGATAAATGGGAGTCAACTGATGCTTATATTGAGTGGTATGCTACCGTAATACAGGACTGTTATGCAGCACTGAAACCAAACGGTTGGTTGTACTGTCATAATAACTTTGATAGTAATGCACTAGTGTTAGGTGACCTCACTAAAGAGGTTAGAGGTAAGTTTTATACCAATATCTCATGGAAGAGGTCTGGTCCTAAAAATAATATCAAGAAGGGTTGGGGTAATATTGTTGACTCTATACTCACCTTTCGTAAAGGTGACCCATACTTTGATGTTGAGTACCAACCACTAGATGCTACCTATGAAGCTAACTCATTCAAGAACAAAGATGAGAAAGGATTCTATGCACTAGGTAAACTGACTGGTGAGAAGTCAAGACCAGGTCATACTTATGAATACAATGGTTACAATCCAAAAATAGGGTGGAGATTTAAACAAGATAAGACTAAAGAACTAGACGAACAAGGTCTCATTCACTGGGGTAAGAACCTACCATACAAAAAGATATATCTATCAGAGTCTAAGGGGTCTCCTATCCAGAATTTCTGGGATGATATCTATTTCATCTCTAGATCAGAGAAGAATAAGCGTAAGTATCCTACACAGAAACCAGTCAAGTTATTAGAGAGAATCATCAAGTCATCATGTCCTAAAGATGGGGCAGTTTTAGACCCTTTTTGTGGGTCTGGAACCACTGCTGTAGCAGCATTCAATCTTGACCGTGACTGTACTGTTTGTGATGTTAGTGATGAAGCATTAAAGATAGCACAAGCAGCACTAGTTGAGTGTGGTGCTCATACAGAGGAAAGGTTACTTGGATAATCTTAAGAAATATACAGATGAAATAGGATATGTATTTGGATCTGAGGATCTATGTGTACATCTGTATTCTTGGGTGAAGATGATAAAACCTAGACAGATAATAGAGTTTGGTACTGGTCTAGGTGCATCTACATTGTGGATAAATGAGGCAATAAAGGAGAATGGTGCTGGTATTCTGCATACTATTGATGATGGAAGTAAATTTGTTGAAGCAGCAGAGATTGTAGGTTTACCACAGCGTTCTTATGAGGATTATATTGTAGATTTATACAATAGATTTGATATTCATGATGGTGTTACCTTTTATAGATGTCTTGCTGAAGATTTTTATACTGAAGTTGGTAGACATTTGGGATCAAACAGTGTTGATATGATTTTCTCTGACTATAACCACCATCCTGACACAATAGAAGACATGTTTGATAAGTATCTACCATCACTATCAAAAGGTAGTCTTGTCTTCATAGACAGTGCTCCTAGTAAACGAGATTCTATGGAAACTATACAGGATATATGTTCATATCATGGGTTTAGTTACCATAACATCTACGAGAACAAGGACTCACCACAGGCAAGTACCTGCTGTATACATCTATAAATATATGAAAGATATTAAAATGATGAAATGGTTGAGGAGGGAACTTATGAAAACCCCTGGGTATACAAAGATTCAGCTTTCACTTCTGATGATATTGGCGACTTCTTCGGTTTTGTCTACAGGATTACAAATAGGAAAACTGGGAAGAGATACATCGGACGTAAATACTTTACCCAGTGTAGAAAGCCTAGAGGTAGCAAAAGAAGGGTTACGTCTGAGAGTGACTGGAAAAAGTACTACGGAAGTTCTCCAGAGCTTAAAGCAGACGTTAAAGATACTGGAAAGTTCCTCTTTAGGAGAGAGATCCTCTCACTCCAACTAACAAAAGGTAAAGTAAACTACGAAGAAACAAGACAATTGTTTCTAAACAATGTTTTGCAGGAAACATTGGATGATGGGACTCCTGCATTTTACAATAGCAATATACTGGGTAGGTATTACCGTAAAGATTATCATGACCATGAAAAAGATAAGGGTTGATTATCGAAGAGATGTTAATGTATATCACACTGCATTAGAAAATCAGGATCTTGAATACTGGGAGTCTAAGATAGATGCTGAACAAAAAAGAGATCCAGTAGGTGATGAAAAGAAAGCAGTTATGGCTTGGCGTACTGGTACATACTTGCACTATAAGGATAAAGATTACCATTCTTTAATAAGTGATGTTACTAGTCATGTTGATAAAATATCAAAAGACGAGTATGATCTACCAGCAAAGTTTGTTGCTATGAATTTTTGGGCTTGTTCTTATAAGAGAGGTGAGTTTTCACACAAACATAACCATTGGCCATCAGTATTTTCTGGAGCATTCTATGTTAATGTTGGAGATAATCCATCTCCTATAATCTTTGAAGATATTACGTGTGTTACACCTCAGAATGGTAGTCTTATGATTTGGCCAGCATATTTGGATCATGATGTAACACCATCATCAGGTGTTAGGAAGTTATTTTCTTTTAACTTTGAGGTCAAACAAGGTAAATGAGACCTCATAGTATAAAATTTGAGAGTCAAGTATATACCACAATATATCCTAAGTGGAAAGAATCAAATCCTGTGTTTAAACAGAGGATACTTGAGATAAAGGATAGCAATCCAGAGACCACAGACACTGTAAAAGAAAATACTGGTTGGCACTCAAGTTATTTTTTACACACAGAGTACGACCACTTCCTTGAAATACAAAAATTTGTTGAGGGAGCATGTAATTTTATTTCTAAAAAATATTTTGGAAATCCATTGCCATTTGATATATACAATCTATGGGCAATGACCTATGATATAGGTCAAGATACAAAACCACATCATCATTTTCCATCATGCTTTTCTGCTGTGTATTTTGTTGATGTTGAAAAGAATGCAGCCCCACTTTGCTTTCCTGAAGGATCATTCATCCCCCAGAATGGTCTTTTAATTGTGTTTCCTGGTAGTCTAATACACTGGGTTCCTCCTACTGAAGGTAGCAGGGTGATACTTTCTATGAATTTGGATGGGGATTCTAAAGAAAAATTTAAGATGATTAGAAAGACTTGAGATATACATAGAAATGTGTTATAATCCTAACATCACAAGCAAACCAATGATCAACTTAGACGAACGCTACCACGATTACTTAGGTGGTAAGAAAAAATTTAGAATTGATAACAAGGAAGAGAAAGTTGATGCTTATGGTTGGAACTGTGATGGTAACGACATCGTTGGGTACTATGTATTGACAGAAAACTATCTTTTGAACTATAATATGAAGGAAGAGGTTCAGAAAGTTGAACCGAGATAAATAGATAGTCAAGCAATTTTGTGATGAAAATATTTTTAGATAGTGCGGTTGTCGGAGACCTCTGTGACCGTTACGATACTGGTTTGATTGATGGGGTTACTACTAACCCTACGTTGATTCTAAAGTCAGGTAAGAAACAAGAAGATGTTATCTCTCAGATAGCACAACTATGTCCTAAACTAGAATCTATCTCTGCTGAAGTTGTTGCAGACACAGCAGAAGACATGCTTGAACAAGCAGAATACTACACTAATCTCTCACCAAAGGTAACCATTAAGGTTCCTTGTACACCAGAGGGTTTACGTGCCTGTAAAAAATTGAGTGATCAGGGTATCAAAGTAAATGTTACCCTGATTTTTTCTGTTTCTCAGGCTATTTTATCTGCTAAAGCAGGTGCAGCTTACCTATCACCTTTCGTTGGTCGTGTAGATGACCAGAGATTTGGTGGTGTCGGTCTAATCAAAAGGATTAGAGAGGTGTTGAGTCCATACTGGACAGAAAACCAACGAGGTAAGAGACCAGCTCCAGAGATACTAGCAGCATCTATACGTACAGTAGCTGATGTTGAGTATAGTTTCGCACAAGGAGCAGATATATGCACCATTCCTAATAAAATTTTTGATGGTATGTATGACCATATGCTCACATCAAAGGGCATAGAGTTATTTGATCGTGATTACTCTCTTGCTCTTTCAGAAAACGAATGATGCTTACGATTTATTCTAAAGAAGGTTGTCCTCATTGCGATAAGTTTATACAGGTGTGTGAACTTGAAGACTTACCACATGTGGTCTACAAACTAGACAAAGAATTTACTAAAGATCAATTTACTCATGTATTTGGTGAGGGTGCTACGTTCCCTCAAATACAATTAGATGAGGATGGTGCTGATAGAGTCCACTTAGGTGGATGCACCGACTCCATTTCATTTCTACAAGAAAAACAACTGTGCTGCATGGTATGATTGAAATTACACATGAAGAATTTGAAAAAGAATACGAAGAATACCTAACAAAAATTGAAGGAGGAGAGCAGTTTCTAATCAGACTACCTAGTGGTCGTGTGATTGCTGCTGTACCTCAGTCTGCTGTTGGTAGTTCTGAGTATGTACATCCTTGGGATAAATATAATGAATCTGTGGAAGAACTACACGAAGACTCTTAATGATATATTCCCTGAGTTCAAGTTTGAATCTCGGTGGTGTAACTGGTGTAACAAGGATGATCTGACCATGACGGCAGACACCTACACTGCCCCACATTTTATTAAGTCTAGAAGAGTTGATATCAATAGCGATAAGACTCATATCTATAACAATGTAATGTATCCTAAGACAGGGAGTTATCTTCCTTGTTTTGGGATGGATCTCATGGGTTTCTTTGAGAAGAAAGTCATCATAGTATTTGACTTCCAACATCCAGTTGAAAAGTTTTTGTTTTCTTTACCCAATTTACCTAAAGCAGAGAAAGACTATCGGTTTTTTGAGATGGGCAACCATTTTTCAGAGAACATTTTTGTTAGGTACTGTACTTTTGATGAGGTTGATAACTATCTACCTGAGTTCAGAAAATATCTAGAAACCTATCGTAGTATAGTTGATGAAGCACAACCTACTGGTGAGGACACCACACAGTATAAAGACTTTGATACTTACATGAAGAAACTTGATCCTATATTAGGATACCTTGGTAGTAATTTTGGTAAGGTAAATGCTAATCAAATGATGGATGAATACTTCTTCCCTTATTCACGATGAAAAAAGCAGGTGAAGTCATGGGTAATCCGCTATGGTTTACCCCAATGATGCTACTAGCAGTACTATTACTGATAGAAGGTCTACATACCTCTGCACATCTACATCAAGAGATAGATGTACATGGTATATGCAGACAGAACAAGGAGTATATTCAGTCACTTGAGGACACATTATGATTAAAATATTAGAATCAATAGCACAGAAAGAACTCTACATGGGTTACATCTTTGGTATTATGATACTAGGTGGATACATTAGAGAATATCATGTGCTTAATGATGTATATTCATTAGCAAAAAGATATGTAAAAGATGCTCGCATCATGATTATTATTACATCATTGATAGGAGGAGTCTTACCAATACCAGGTAGAGTTGCATTGTCAGCACCATTACTAGATGCTATAGCACCACCTGATAAAAAGAGAAGAAGTAAATTTGGTATCATAGATTATCTTTCCACACATCATTACTATTGGTGGTCACCATTAGAGAAGACAATCATTCTTCCTATGGCAGCACTAGGTATAACGTATGGAGAGATGCTACACTATACTTTCGCACCTCTCCTTATATGTCTTGGATACACTTGGTGGTATATTTTTAGTAAGGTAGATCCTCAAAGTGTATTACCTAACATGGATGGAATACAAGACTTTAATTGGAAGAGAGCATTAAGAGGTTGGGCTCCATTCATAGCAACGATATGGTTCTTATTATGTGTAGGTAAAGCAGGAGCAATCCTATTCTTTCCTTGGTTTGCTGCTATGTGTTGTTACTATGCATGGTTATGTAAAGATTGGAACTGGGGTAAGTATATCAATAAACAGTTTGCAATTATATCTACAATAGTTTTAGCACTAGGTGGTGTAGTAGGATTGATTAAAGAACCAGTCATGGTATATCTTAAGTCAGCAACACCAGAAATGATTATACCTGTGACTCTTGTAGGTATGGTAGCAGCGTGGATCATGGGATCATCAGGCAAGTATGCAGGAATGACATCTGCTCTTGTGTTAATTTTTGGACCTAAGTATCTTGTATGGTTCTTAGCAACAGAGTACTCTGGTTACTTACTATCCCCTGCACACAAGTGTTTGATGATAGGACAGCAGTATTTTGGTACACCAATTCGTAAATATTATAAGGTACTTGGCCAATTATGTGCTATACTAATAGCATATGCATTCTTCACAACTTTTTGAGTTGCAAGATGATTAATCTTGTGCTATACTAGATACCATAACTAAGAAACTAATATGTCCTGTTCACTTATACGCAAGCACCTAGAAGCTGCAGAGGAAGAGATACGTCAAGCACTTGTCGCTTCAATAGACAAGAAGCATGAAGAGAATCTCACGCTACTAGTTGATACACTTAACAATGTTAAGGAGTTGTTAATTACTACTCCTATTCGTGGTACAGATAACACATCCGAGTACTACAAAAAGAATGCAGAGCACAACTTTAAGTTGGAGTCTCCTTACATGGATAGTAATGTTATCAATTTCCCAACTA